CACTGTTAGAACAGCTCCTTTCGGAGCACTTAACTGCATGTTTGCAAACCTGATTGAAGACATCAACGACGGTACTGTCGACCACGATTACGACCTGCGCGCCTTAGGCGATAACAAGTCGGTCCGGTCGGATACAGCGGCTGCAATTGATAAACCAGCTACGATCACCATTTCCCATGTAAACACGGGATCCGGTGACAAGCTCTATCGCAACTCCCTGGTCCGCTTTGATGCGGTCGTGGAGCGCGATGATCAAGTGCAGGGCACTAATTCGGTGTACCTGGTGGTTCGCTCACCTGTGAAGGTGACGACCGCCGCCGAACTTACGGGGTTGCTGGCCCAAATGGTCAGTTTCCTCGGAACTTCGGGGTATACAGCGAAGATTGTTGCCGGTGAGATTTAACAGTCTCACCACCCGGCTCCCCTGAGATGGGGAGTCGGCCGTCTGATGAATCGTCGTAGAACAGCTGGGTTTTCCCTGCTGTCTCAGTCACTAAGTTTGCAGGTGTGCTCAAGGATAACTTCGGTATGAAAACCGTGTTAGCTAAGAGCCTTGATCACGTTAATATGATCGCCTGCCTACTCAGTGATGCGTATAGCACATTGGGTATGGAAGTTCCACCACGCTATCATCGACTAACGGTCCAAAAGATCGCCAATCGATGTAAGCGCGAAGGCTATGGCTTCTTTACGAAGTCATTGCCCCGTCTCGGTAAGAACCTGGATAAGGTTCTCGCCGGCCAAGGTACGTTTGACTGTACTGGGTTTCGCAAGATTCCCGGCACTAAGATACCGATATTATTCGGCAATCTATTCAACCGTGTATTGGACTCCGACGGGGGGGTGCTCCTTAACCCTTGTGTTGAAAGCATCCGATCGCTACGACAAGTATTGTACTGTTTTTACAAGTACGAGTTGCCGTATGACAAGAAGCTCGAACAAAAAGCCATCACATCCTTCGTCCAAGCGGAAGAAGACGTCTGTGAAGACGTCAAATTCCTCAAAGAGAAGTTTGATGATAGGCTTCGCGCTGAACTGCATCCATCTAATGCTCGACCACCTGGACGACCTGTCCAAGGCTATCAAGCAACTAGTGAGGAGGTAGTTCATTTACGTCAAGCGCGCAGATTGGTTCACAACCTGTTTGCGGGATTTGACGTTACGGGTATTGTACCTCGACACGGACCTGGCGTAGTCTCCACCAAGGAGAAGTACGATCAGAAGTACGTGTTTACGAGGATGAATCCTCGGGCACAGGAATTGTTTCCATTCGATAAACACATGTTTATCAATATGGATCACCTGTGTGACAAGTTACAGCAACTTGAAGCTGTAGCTGTTAAAGAATCTGACGCCCAGGTTGTCCTGGTGCCGAAAGATTCGCGTGGCCCACGCGTTATATCCTGCGAGCCGCTGGAAAACCAGTGGTTACAGCAAGGTATTATGCGCGCGATGGTTGCATGGATCGAAACCCATCCCCTTACAAGGAAGGACATTCGATTCACGGACCAAGAACCGAACCGCATGGCTGCCCTCGCGGGTAGCCTACACGGTGAACTCGCTACACTTGACCTTAAAGAGGCCAGTGATCGAGTCTCGGTTTGGCTTGTGGAGCAGTTGTTCCCAGAGCCCCTTTTGGGTGCTCTGTTAGCAACGCGGTCACTCGCGACAAAGCTACCTGATGGTAGTCGTGTCTCATTCAACAAATTCGCCCCAATGGGATCAGCTTGCTGTTTCCCAGTGTTGGCGACTGTTGTTTGGGCACTTCTACGTGCAGGTAGTGCGGGTGCTGACGGTAAAACCGTCTTCGTGTATGGTGATGATGTGATAGTTGAAACGGCGGAAGCCGATCGCGCTATCGAACAACTCGAGACTTATGGTCTCCACGTTAATCGTGACAAGAGTTGCACTAGTGGACTCTTTAGAGAGTCATGTGGTATGGACGCCTACCTAGGTGTCAATGTCACTCCTGTGCGTTTTCGCACAGTCTGGTCATCATCACCCGCCGCAGATCATTATGAGTCGTGGGTCGCTTACGCGAACTCACTTCATCATAATGGGTATCAGGCATCAGCGAATTATATCGCTGAGTGTATCACCGCCGTTTACGGAGGTGTTCCCATCGAGGAAACCAGAACTAAGGTTAAGGTAAGGAGAGGTGGCTGCGAAGTCACCATCGACGAACCTCAACCGCTCAGGTATCCTGCGTTAGTGTTTGATCCCGGTGGCATTCCACCGAGTCGCATGAAGTTCCATGAGGATTATCAAAAACTCATGAAACGCGTGCGAGTTGTTGCGCCTAAGAAGATCCGATTAGATCAAGATGGGTGGATTTCACTCCATCGGTATTTCGTCGAAAGGACGAACCCGAAGGACGAAACCACTTATCAAGTGATCGCGGATGTTCTTGAGCGTGTGGCTCAGATGAGCCGTGAGTCAGTCGATCGTATCTGTGAGTTATCCATGGGCGATACCCTGGCGATCCCTGAGTTAGCTGAGTTAGCTGACTTGGAGATTGGTCAGAATTCGTACCAAGGACTGACAGCGTACGCTTCGAGCGTGACTGGAGTGCCGCTACCTGTAGTGCACGAGTGCCTACGGATGCGCGTGCTCTCAGATATTCAACGTAGCCGGTGCCAAGGTAGGTTTGACCTACACAGCACTAAGCTGCCTGAACTCTGGGAGTATAGTACCCAACACACTTCAACCTTGAAGTGGGCATGGCGATAAGACATCCTAAGATGTCGTGTCTGGTAATAGGTCCC